AGGAACATGGTACGCTCAAAAGGGAAACCCTTAGTGATATCCAACCCTTGGACTGGACGTATAATAACATTAGCAGGATTGTTTCCTGCCTTGTCCTTCAACCATGTGTAGATATCCCCAGGAATAACGCCTACCTTTTCACGCTTGTCAGCAGGGATGGAACTAATGCCCTGAAAGGTGATTTCCTTAGGGGCGATTTTTTTAGCAGTGTTAGTCTTCATAATGTACTCCTTTCTACGAGTATTTATATTTAAGTTATGTAAATAGAATAGCATATGGGGCGTATGATTGTAAACCCTTAATTACTCATAATGAGCACATTTGAACAGAAGCCGCTGACTTCGGGCGAAGTCTTACGATATCATTCGCTCTAGGATCTTAGACCATCCATCATAATCTTTCGGCATCTCATACGTTCCATCGTACGTACAATCATCGTCCATCAATCTCGGTCCAAGGTTCTTTCCATCAATAATAAAGAGGCGACGGGACAGGAGATGATGAACCAAGTTCCAAACACAGCCTCCTTTCGCTGTACGTCCTGTCTGCCAAGCAATCTGATGAGGTCGCCACTTTGGAAACTTCTTGTCAGTCTTTGTCGTAAGAACCTTTAGCTCAACCCAAAACTCTTTTCCGTTCATACATCCATTCAAGTCAGGCACTCCTGGGACAGACCATGACTCAACTCGTGTCCAGTGAACCTTGCCTCTTGTTCCATCACGGAGCAAATGCCAGAGCTTTGACTCAGGTTTTTTCATCAGCTTTTGGGTGTACTTCTATATCAGTATAATCTACATCAATCGCAGGTTTGGTTTGTTCCACAAGCTGTGGGAACTCCTCCTGAATCTTTTGTATTTCTTTCATTACTTCCTCCCGAGACATCTGGTCTATCTTACCCATCATTATTTCTTTTCTATCTATATACAATCCAGCCGCTTGACCTCTGGATTTTTCAGCACTGACAGCGGCGGCGAAGTTACCGTTCTGCATCGCCTCGTCTCTAATCTGTGCTAGCTTGCGAACGTGGCTTTCAAAACTAACCTCAAACTTATGTTGCAGTTCGTTTTTGATTTGCCGTACCCTTTCCAAAACTTGTGGGTAGTCCCGTCCATTCAGCATACGGCTTGCTATCGCATGGGCATTGCTTTCAGCGTACCCTGCTTTGAGAGCGGCTTCAGTTTGTGTAACTTCCTCGGTTGCATAAATCGTAGCAAACTTTTCTTGCATAGGTGTCAGCCCTGTTTCTACACGAGGGTTTGCAATAATGTCTAGTTTGTTCTTATGTGTGACCTTTGCTTTTGCCATACAGATATCATAACTTTACATAATAGAGACTGCAATAGAAATCGAATCATAACAAAAAAGCCCCCAAACGAACTCGCGTGGGGGCTTAAAGTATTGATATTATTGTATAGTCAGATATTGTATATTAAGATATCTGAAAAAAGTTTTCACTCACATTTCTATTTCGTTACTATTTTAGCATTCTTGGCTTCGTTAACTTTGTTGAAATAGATTTTGGACTCTATGCACTGAAGCCCTGCATCATTACGTATCATGAATTTTTGTTTGTCGGTGATCCGTGCTTTGCAGTACATCAGTAAAGACCATACAACAACATCGTATGGTTTACGATTTGTTTTACAGAACTGGAAGCGTTGCTGTAATGATGGACATTCCCTGTGCAGGGTAAAGTCTTCGTGCATTACCCGAGTGTCCCTGTTGTCACCGTTGAACTGTATTGTATCAGAGTCATCAGCTGTAATGCTAATGATCGGATAGTTGTTTGGTTCATCTATCATAAAGCTTAGAAAGCTTTTTATGCTTGACCATTCCTGTACGGTAAAGTCATTGAACTGTGACCAATAGTTTGTATAACCCATTTTATTCCTCCTATGATTTATAGATTACTAATTTAGCTACGTCGTTGTATATTTCGTGGAAAGCATTCTTAAATGTTTGATTTTGTGTGTATCGCACTGTATTGGTGCAAAAAATATTATCAAACGTAACATAAACTCTTTCCAATTTACGGTAAGTGGTAACGAGGAAATAATCATCCTCGCTAATTTTAAAAACTACGACATCATTATGCACAGGTATATCGTTAACAATGGTGATGTCTTTGGGTGATGGTTGCACGTGAGTTTCATAATGTGTGTGTATGAAATCCTGTACAACCTTAATCACAATGTTTTGCAAATTGTTCATACTACCCTAGCACGCTTCTATTTGTTCTATTTCGGGGTGTAGGTTAGCTTCCAAATAAGCACAGACTTTTTGCCAAGTGTTGCAGTCAGGGTCGTCAATGTCGGCATACCCTTCGCCTTCGTCACCGTAAGCAACAATAAAATTGCTGTTTTCCTCAATGTCGCCATAGCACTCACAAGTGCCACCGTCTTTACGAGTGTAAGTGTAATTAACTTCCATAGTAAAATCCTTTCTTTGATTTAATTACTATAACCAGTATAGCATGTGACAACTTGGAAAGGGGTCATTTAAGGTCGGATAGAACTCTTTTTATGTCTGGTGGAACGTAGTATTTTCCTTTGACGACTTTACCATTGTCATCATACTGAGCGTTGCCGTTGACATCCAGCTTGGACATGTTGCTGTCGTGTACAGCTTCAAAGGTGTGGTCCAAATCAATCCCGAAGTTGTGACCGATCCCGTAGACTACGTACAGGATATCTGTCAATCCATCGGCTACCCCTACCATATCTTTTTTGGCAAGGGCTGTATAGAACTCTGCCAGTTCCTCTTCCAACAACAGCATACCGAGCTTTTGGGTTTTTTCATTGGGAAAGGTTGGTGATTGATTGACAACATGCCCCACTTTTTTCATAAAGATCCGTACTTTATCAGAATTGGAAAACCAACGTGCGACCATACCGTTCTTATTATATTTTTTCATGGCATACCTTTCGGCTTGCGGAGAGGCACACGCATTTCTACCATGTAGTTCTTTACTTCTACACAGTTAGGTTTCCGTACCCAAGGATCGCGGAGTTGTTTCAGTTGTTGTGCCATCTCGATACAATCTGCCTTATAGCTAAACACTACTCTATGGAAAGCAGGTTGGCTAGCTTCAATGTCCGGCACAGTAATTAGATGCAGAACAAAATAGGTAAGAGGGGTCATATGCCCCTCCCGTGAAACAAACTGTTTAAGTCGGCATCTTTGCTTTTGTCAAGCACTAACTTACTGCCGTCCCAATCATAATAGCCATGTATCTTACCACCACGTTTTGCGTGGAGTAATACTATTTCATGTATTTCCTCATCGCGTGCTTTTACACGTTCGGCTATGCGTGCGACGTGTGGATAAAAGTCCTTGACACGTTTAAACATCGGCAACATATAAATGGTGTCGCTGTTTTTAAGAATGATTTGTCCTTGTAGATTTGGCATTACTGACCCTCCCATTTGCGTATTTGTTCTAATAATCCAGTCGCGGCTTCATTCCTGCCATGATGGATATACCAATGTAAGTCCTCCGTAGGTGGAGATAATTTTTCAATAGAGTTGTCGTCAAACTCTTCTACCTCGGCTTCAAGCCAGTCTTTTACTTTGCCGAGAACTATGGTGTCAGGGCTAGCGAACATCGCCCCTAGCCACCGACGGAACTGTTTTATTGTAAAGCTCATGCCTGCTCCTGTAATGTGTGTTCATACATGTCATCGATGTAATTACTTGCCTCTGCATCAAGTGCTTGCTCTTCATGCACCTTTTTATCTAGCTCATAATTTAATTTTGTTTGCATAACGTCAGCCATAAAGTCTGGGATAGCACGGTTTGTCCACCTGCACATGTGCGATTTTTCAAAAATATAATACCTACGATAGGCTGATATGTAATCATAGGGTTGCTTGTATTCATCAGGCATAGCCTGTGGAGGCATCGTACCCTGCCTTGTTGTCATACCCTTTGGTGGGGCAGTGACTTGATACAATATACTTTGCGAGCTGTGCCTTCTTTGGTAACGGAAGGTGTACTCTTGAAAGAGTTTGTTGGCAAAGACCCAAGCCTTTGTATAATTTTCAACACACTCGGCAACCCAGAGTGTGCATGGGTGTTTTTCATGGACGGGAGCATAGGGAGCGTCCTGCCCATGTATATGATGTGTGGTGCATAACATCTGTACAAGCTCTAACGGCATCTTTACAACATGCTTGTCGCAATGATACTGCACAGCTTTATCCATGTCATGGTCTAACCAAAAAATATTCATACTGTACCTTTCTATGTAATAATTGAATATACCTTAGTATACCACAGGACGTTGCCTGTGTGGTTCTATTGTACTCTACAAAAAACGGACAATGAACAGGAAGAGTAGGATTCCAACTAATGCGTATAGTATCATGCCCATTGTCCGAAGTTGGAGGAAAGAAATAAGGTGTTCCCTAAATTAAGTGGTACTATGATTATTGGAGAGACCACGTTGACCTTACGATATATCAAACTGATAAAACTAACCGATGTTGGGGTACAGTTTGATATGGCATCTAGAGCTCGTTGTACGACAAACCTTACACTCGCACGTTTTGGATAGGAAGTAACTTCCTTTGAGCAGTATTTTTGGCAGGCAGTCACTTCCACTCTCCACCCCTATCCTGTTTGCTTGGTTTTTTCATTATCCTCAAAAGCCCTGTCAATAAGTGGGGCTATCAATTTATGTGTCTCTGGATAATGTGTTTCCATTAAGTGAATGTAACATTGCGTCCAAGCATATTCTTGTGCCATAGAACTCACTGTTGATGCTAATTCAGTGAGGTTTTTCTGCGTTTTTTCAAACTTTTCCATGTTTAGTTTACCGTTGTTCATTTGCCCACTCCCTTAAACCAAAGATTCGTGCAGGTAACACATCAGTGCTGTTGCAATAATCACAGCATCTACCTTTTGCGACTGGGTCAGCGTTGTGACCATGAGCCCAACCAGTGATCGGGTGTGGCTCTATTTTGTGGTTACAAATGACACACGTGAGTGTGTCGGGCTTAGTGTTTTCGTTAGTATCCATTGCTTGCTCCTTTCTACAGCAAATTAAGTTATACTATATAGTGCCACAAGATTATTCCGATGCAACCTTTTTGTAGTCTATTGTACTCTGTTGAAGGATAGAGAATATCCGTTGCCTACTGACACCTAACTTTGTAGCGATCGCCTGAAGAGTCCACCCTTCTACCCTCAGTCTTCTTATTTCTTGCCGACGTTTGTGCCACTCTTTGTTTTTGATGTATGCGAAGTTACCACTCCGTCCATCGCGAAGTTTTGCATATAAATGCAGAGTACCGACCTTCATATTTATGTCTCGTAAAAGACCATACTTGAAACCATAACGAGTACAGAACTGTTGCTTAGTCAGATTGTCGGACAAGGCTTTCTCGTACCATTTAATTAGATAAGTTTTGAGCAACCTTCGCCTGTCAGACATTGCAGGTTTTGGGTCTAACTCTTTGAAATGATTACGTATTTCTTTATAATTACTAAACAAAGGGAGTCTCCACATGTATGGTTATATCAACAGCACGGTCAGGTGGACGGCAGATGGCATACACAAGTAACCTGCGTGTGGGATCATCTGTTTTGGCTTTGACAAAAGCATCAATCGCTTGCTTTTTAGTTTTGAATGTTGGTTTGTCCTTGGTGTATTTTGCCCTGCCGAAGAACTCGGTCAGGGTGTAATACTGCACATGCTCAAGCAC